GATATTGTCTTGAAGTATGACGATGATTCGATCAAGCGCGCAATAAAACAACTTGTGATGCTCAACTCATATGAAAAACCATTCCACCCGAATATTGCCGGTAGTATTCGAGAATTATTGTTTGAACCAATGACTATCAATACATCTATAAGTATTGAGTCGCGCGTAGAATTTTTAATTACTCAATATGAACCACGTGCCGATCTAATAAAGATTACGGTAGAGCCAGATTATGGGAAAAATCAATATGAAGTAACTATTATGTTCAAGATCAAGAATCAATTGAACCCAATAGAACAAAAAATATTTTTACAACGGATACGATAACACATGGCAACTAACATTCCAGTTCAGGATTTAGACTTTGATAATATTAAAGATAACCTGAAAACATATCTCCAAGGGCAAGTTGAATTTCAAGATTTCGATTTTGAGGGTAGTTCCATGTCCATTCTATTGGACTTGCTATCATATACTACCCACTACAGTGGATTCCATGCGCATATGCTGAATAATGAATCTAACATTGATTCAGCTGGACTGAAATCCAGTATGGTTAGTAAGGCTAAATTTCAGAATTACATTCCGGGTTCCAAGAAATCAGCTGAGGCTGTTGTACAGTTTCATGTACAAGTGTCTGCATTGAATGAACCACTTGACCGTAAGATTATCATACCCCGTGGGCAGGCAATTAAATCTAATAATAATATTTCTGACTCACGTTCATTTGTCGTGGTTGATGATATCCACATTTATAATAAATCACTAGTACATGGTATTTACAGTTATGTAAGTGATGATACATTGGTGTTCGAGGGTACATTTGAGGAACAGCGTTTCTTGGTTGATACTACCCTGATCAATCAGCGATTTATAATCCGTGATCCAGATATTGATATTAATTCATTGCGTGTGCGTGTATTTGATTCCGAAAACGACACTAATTTTGTGTCATATAAACGTGCGAGTGATCATATGGTGATTAACAGCATTGCTGCTGTTTATTTTGTAACCGTAAATGAAGATGATTACTATGAAATCCAATTTGGTAACGGCATATATGGGCGCGCAGCTGAGCATGGAAATATGGTGGAATGTTCATTCGTATCGTCAAATGGTGAACTTGGTAATAACGCCAAGTCATTTACATTTGGTGGTGACTATGATTATGAAGGGACAGACTATACGATTGATGTGAATGCTATTACACCATCAGAAGGTGGTATGGAACCTGAAGGGGTCGAAGACCTACGGTTCAATATTCCTTATCATTATCGTCGCCAGAATCGTGCGGTTGTCATTGATGATTATAAAAATCTATTACTAGCCGAATATCGCAATGTTAATAGTATCAATGTATGGGGCGGTGAAGATAATGAACCTAAGTCATACGGCAAGGTGTTTATTTGTATTAAGCCAAAATTTGGTGAAGTATTATCCAGTAAAGCAAAAGATAATATAATTGAAAATATTATTAAGCGCCATAATGTTGTGGTTGTTGAGGTTGAAATTGTTGACCCGGACTTCCTATATGTGAATTTGGGTGTGAACATCAAATACAACCCATTAAATACTGTGTCTAGTTCCGGTCAAATTGTATCTGGAGCGAATAATGCAATAAATGAATATGATCAGACTGTGTTGAATCGGTTTGGTGGATTTTATAGTGATTTGGAATTAAATAGCCGCGTTCGCGCAAGTGATACGTCAATATTGACTTCATATACTGATATTGTACTGGAAAAACGATTCATCCCAACAATAAATGTTAAGCAAACATATTATATTGATTTTGTCAACCCACTTATACCAGAAACAGTAAAATCTGATGAATTTATTTTCCGCTTGTCTCGTTGCTACTTTAAGGAAGATTCAGGTAGTAATATTCGTATATGGTTTTTCAATGAAGATACTGATGAATATGAAATGTACCCTGATGAAAATTTTGGGTCAGTGGATCATGATAAAGGTATCATTCGTCTAAGTGAATTTGAAGTGAATGGGTTATACGATAATAAAGATAATCTTAGTGTATTCGCAAGTCCAGTTCGCCCTGATTATTTCACGAAACGTAATAATATCGTGGTTATCAATACAACGAATATTATTGCAACTGAAAACTTCGAAAATGAGAACGAGAAAGTATAATGGATAGTAAATTATCCGCAATAATTAACTACAAGTTACCAGAATTTGTGCGTGATGAGCATGAAATGTTCATTGCATTCATCAAAGCCTATTATGAGCATCTTGAGGAAAGCGGGAACTGGTTACATTATCTAGAACGATATCAGCGTAATCTTGATGTTGACCGCGCGGATGATGATTTTATTGATCAGTATGTTAAGGAATTTGCATCTACTTTTCCACAATTAACCCTGATACCGACCAATCAGTTATTGAAAGTGATACGGGAATTTTACTTATCTAAGGGTAGTGAGGATTCATTCCGCTTTATTTTTACGATATTGTATGGCACTGATATTGATATTATATATCCACGTGATTACCTATACATTCCATCATCTGGCGAATATTCAGCTGATATAATTATTTATATAACAGGCATCAATTGGTTTAAGCTGGACATCAATAATGATGACTTATCTGCATACATTACTGGTAATACATCAACTGAAACAGCTGTAATTGATACCATTACATCAACATATTTGGACGGTCAACAGATTCTTCAGTTAGAAATATCTAGCTATACAGGAGATTTTATTCCCGGCGAAGATGTGATATTAACAGTGGATGATACATCTGTACTGGAAACGATGTATGGTGCTATCACTCATATAAATGTAACGGATGGCGGTACCAACTATAAGCTTGGTGATGATATTGACATTATTGACACAAGTGATGGCGCGCGCGCGAAAGCAAAGATATCCCGTGTTGCTTTGGGTGGATTGACAGATATAATCATCACAAGTCCGGGTACTGGATACGAGGTTGGTGATCCAATACAAGCTGAATCTGTATTTGAATCGAATGGGTATGGGTTTCGCGCGCGCGTGTATGAGGTAGGTGGTTCAGGTGAAGTACTCCAAGTTCGCGTTGAATCTCCCGGCTATGATTATAGCAAGAAAACATCCGGTAATATATCATCTGTAAGTGGTTCCGGTGCCACATTATCAATAAATGGTGATGATATTGGTAAGATTAGTGAAATAGAAGTGACTGATGGTGGAATTAATTATTCCAATGTAGGAACAATTTCGATAAATATTACATCGGATGAAGGTATTGATGCTGTATTAACTCCCGTATTAGGTGGAGTATTTACTAAACCCAAGCGTTACATTAATGAAAAATCAACCCCATCTGGATATAGTAAGATATTGGATTCATATTATTATCAGCAATTTAGCTATGTAATTGGATCATCTGTATCACCCCATGAGTGGTTGGGGGAAGTAAAACGTGTGGCACACCCGGCTGGTACCCAATTATTTGGGATGTATCAACTGGATCAGGAAATCGATATTAGTATTTCTCTTGCTCCCGGTATATCACGCTCTATATCAATCTATCTTTCATTTGAGGGATTTGGTGATACTACACTTGAACTAACATCTGAACAAATCCGTGTGATTATTCGATATAACACGGATAGCTGTTCATTAGGTTTAGTCTTGGCTGATTTGGATTTAATTAAATTCTTTCCAAGTTTCAATTGGACAATTAGTAAATTCGCTGATTACTCAATTTCCGACATAGAATCTTATTGTACAGAATCTATGTCAATGCAAGAATCTAGTGAAATGACGATTACATAAATATAAAGAATAATAGGATATAAAAATGACCGCACTTGTAACAAATGATATTCGCGTTTTAAGCGCAAACCAGTTTCTAAACTTATTTCAATCACATAAGTATAATCCATGGGTAACTGGTACCGCTTATATTGCCGGTGATGTGGTGTACAACGCATTTTATAAATTCATTGCGACTAGTGCCGGTGTATCCGGTGGTTCCGCGCCTGCGCATACCGTGGGAGTTGTTTCTGATGGTGGTGTAGATTGGTTGTATATTGAAACCTTTCAAAACACAGCTAATTTCCAAAATAACATATATATTGGAATTGGTCGTGTTGATCCGTGGGACAACCCCGGTGCTGGGGATGAAACCCCAATTGATCCAGTCGATGATATTACATCACAATACAGTACCTTGAATCAGCTTATCAGTGCTAAACGCCTTGAGTCTAATTCAGTTAAAATGGCAATTCAGCGTTATGATTGGGA